CAGGTTGTCCGTGCGCAAACGATTCTGAAGGTTTGGCGCATCGCCCATGCCCTGCAAAGTAGGTGCGCTGTTGTACGACTCAAACTGTGAAGTCTCAGGCGCTGTACTCCATTGCTGCATGGAGTCGTAATCAATCGGCGTGGTAATGGCTTCCTTAGCCTGCGGCATCAGCCCCAACGCAATATCAGACCTGCCTTGCTGTATTTCCATTTGGCTGTCTAAAGCCGCTTGCAACTCAGGCGTTAATGTAGTCGTTTGCGTCCATTTATCTGGTAAGGTGAAGTCATCGCGATTTGGCTCTGGTAAACCATACGTCCCCCCATTTCCACCAGTCTCTACCCACTCACGGTCATACCCTTGATCGCCGCCATTGCCTGTGGTTTTCCAGTACCCGCCTTTTTGAGTTCCAGGCTGATAGCTATTTTGATACGCTTCCATTGCTGCGTCATAACCAGCTTGATCGAACCCGCCGCTATTGGTGTACGTCATGCTACCAAAAGGCGTATCTTGATCAATTCGGTTTTGACTAGTTACATATTTAGCCATCTCTAAATTACTTTGCGCCGTTCTTTCTGCAGCGGCATTCATGTCTGGCATGGCAGGCGTTTCAGGGCCACCCAAAACATACTCAACAAGTTTACCCATTTAAATCTCCTTCATCATGATTGTGAAAGGGGTATTAAATCCACGACCACGTAAAAATGTTCTTTCCCAACCGCGCCTTCCTATTAGCATGACTTTTTTTGCACCAATGCACTTGGCATACCCTTCTATACTTGCAACGCATTTTTCAATTGCGTTCATATTNCCTGCCCCTAGAAAAATATTTACAAGCGTTCCGTTTGGCAATTCTTTAATTTGTGTGACGCAGCAACCCTCTGCNTCAGGCCATAACTTGTAATACCCAAGACTCAAACCATCCAAAACATCTTCAAGAGTTATGCCTTGATCGTTGTACTCAAGCGCGTCTTCAATCCACGGAATGCAGCGCTCAATCTCAGTTGTTTCAATCACAAAACACCCCCCGTTTGGTACATCAGAGTCGCAGACGTAAACTGCGTCTGAGGCAGTCCCGTGAACGCCATGTTCAAAGCCCCGTAAAAACCCAAGCCATTAACACCCGTGAGCGACTCGTATGTGTTTACGCCCCCCGTCCACGTACATTGATTCCACTTATCGACGTTAAAAGTTGCGCCTTTAGAAGTGGTTTCGTTTAGAGCCTGAACAGAAGGAAAAGTATTGCCGTACTGCGTGGCCACTTGAATCAACACAGAAGGCCTGTCAGAAGACACAAAGAAAGGTCTGACTAACGTGAATTTCTTGTTAAGACCCGGTTTATCAAAGTCTTGAAAGCCGCCCAAATACCGCGCAATGATGGGAGAACCCTGCGTTCCATCCAATTTTTGACCATCTGTATCTCCTTCAAATCCTTGGCACACCGCGCCATTAGGCGTTCCGAAATAAAGTTTTTCGTCCACCACCACCGTGCAGGACATCGGCATGTTCGTCACTGTTGCCCAAGCACCCGTTTGCGTAGACATGACGTAATCCACGTACTCGCCCGTGTTTCTCTGAGGCGGCTTTAGTAAGATGAATGCTTGGTCGTAAATGGTGGTCAACTCCCACCCAAATTGACCCTTATATTGCGCAAATACGCCTTCCAATATGGGCTGTATCTTGGCACTGGCCACGTCATATTCGTTGGCTACTTGGCCATTCACAAGGCGAGACATCGGCACAACACCAAGGCTAGACATAATCATCAACTCGCCACCAAAGTGCGTGTGACTACGGCTGCCATCAGGTACTTGACCTACGTTCCAAACGCCCTTTAACTTAAACGTGCTCGCTTCGCCGGGGTCTGTGCCTTCATAGACAATCACTTCACCTTGCGTAGTGACTAAAACAAAGTAATCAGACAGGTCGTAGCCTGCGTCAAATGTCCAGTTCGCGCCGTATGCCAAGTGACCGCCACGGCGCAAAATAGGCGCAAAATCAAATTCTGATGCTTCACCTGTGATTGCGCCAATGCCAAGGTAATAAGCCTTCGTGCTTCCCGTGCCGATAAGCCAAATACGGTCTTTCCATTTGAAAATGGCCGAAAACGATTTGTCTGCGGCATCGCCAGTTAAATCCTGCTTTTCCCACCCGCTAGACGGGCTAAACGTCCAGTAACCACCGCTTTCAGACACCACACACAAGTAGCTGTTATCTAACGTAGTGCTGTTGGTGTAGTTCACAACGCCATCGCCAACAATAGTGGCCGCTGCCTCATGCGTGTCACCGCCAGAAGTCACGTCATACACTTCGCCAGTGTCGTTAACAGCAAACAGACGATCTTCGGCGCGTGTGAGACCTTTGTAAGACATGATGCTGCGCACCGCGCCGTTTAAGTTGACGGCAAACTCTTTGTAGCCATGACGCAGCTCACCAGAACTCGGTCTAGGCAAGATGTTCTCTAAATGCAGAGCTTCAGTAGGGTCAAGCGATGTCGCTGGCTTGCGCCAGTTCAAACCACCCACAGGTGGTTGAATTAAAGCCATTTCAGCAGGCGTAGTCACTTCTGCCCCAGCGTGCCGTAACCAGTGTCCGGCACATTAGTTAGCATATTGAGAAGTGGTAACCCCCCGCCAGTGGTCGTACTCAAAACAGGCGCACCTTCGCGCTTGCCCTTACGGATTTCGTAGTTCATGCGGAAATCCTGCATGACCTTGCTTGAGTCAAAACCTTTCATGTCCAACCACTTGATGCGGGTAAGAAGCGTCATCAAGTACGGGTCGAACATAATCAGATCGCTGTTTTTGTTGGCGATGTTCTTGACTTCAGCCGGGCTTTCAGCGTCTCTGCACCAGCCACGGCTGATGTACATAAACGTCAGCGTCTGCGCTTTCTCAGGCGGTGATTGAATCCACAACCGATCATCACGGATTTGCCAAAGAAAAGTCAGCACCACCATGGGCATGCGCACATTGATCTGCATCCACATTTGAGGACTTATCGGGCCAATAGCAGGCAGGCGAGTGTCTTTGTTCCATTGCGTCTGATCTATGAACGCCCAGAAGTCGCTAGGCAGCGGAAAAGACTTCTCGCGCTGACCGGGTTCATCCGCTTCAATTTCGATCTCAAACTTCTTGACTAGCTGTTGCCAGTCGTACAAATTGAACATGTCTTGCGCGGCCATATTGACCGCTGCCACCATTTGCTGAATGGCAGGGTCTTCAGAACCAACAGGGTCAGCCGGAGGCGTGATACCGACTTGCATAGCCACATTGCGAACAATGGTTGAAAGCGTGTTGTACTGATTGATCCCATAAAGAGTCTCAGTCGGTGTCGTTTCAACCGGAAAGATGATCGCACTGTTGTTTAACTCAGTCGGTTCTGCCATGTCTATCCTTTAGGTGGACGGCCGGGGCCAGGTTTGTTTACGCGATCTGTCATTTCTTGCATTTGCTTTTTCAACATGTCGATTTCAGCGTTTCTTTCATCCAGCATGGATCTCATTTCAACCAAAGGCGCTTGATTCTTTGCTGACTCTAAGAAAGCGTCTGCTTTGCGCTTATCATCCACAAAACCCATTACCGCTGAAGCTTGAGAACCGTCTGCTGCTTGTGCTAATTGCTCAACCGTCACAATGTTAAAAAACTCGTATTCTTTGATTTTTGATTCCGTCATCCACAGCAAGTTAGCCAGTGGCGTTCCTTCCATTTGGTTCTCAAGACCCATCTTGAATCGTTTGTAAATGTCAGAAAACCGCTGACGATCCATGTCAAATACTTGACGGCGAATGATCGAATGCTTATCGCCTGGAATCAAAATCTCAATGTATTCCGTGTCTTTAAAAATCTTCCTGCCTTCTTTGATTGACTTGGCGGTCTGTTGCACAGGATGCGTATAAAAACGCACCAAAAGCTTTCGATCATCTTCAGGATTGTTCTGCACTTGAGATGATTGCGCATCAAATGGGTTTCGCTGAAGCTCATCTAAACTCAAACCTTCTGCTGATGTGGTGGTGTCATTCATTTTTTATGCTCCATGAGAAATGGGGGCTTTCGCCCCCGTGGTACTACTTCTTGGTTTTGACAGGCTTTTCTGACATTGGCTCTGCGGCCGGAGCAGATAAACCTGCGTGATACTTGATGGTGGCT